TAACGTTATTGCGGAGTGCCAATACCGTGCGAGAGTACACGATGAGAGCAAACTCAAATCCCCAGAAAAGGAAATGTACGATAAGTTTACGCCAAGACTAAAGGCAATGACTTACGGAAGCGACGAATACAAATCTTGCTTGAAGGAAATGGGAGATGGCCTACGACATCACTATCGGGCAAACAGTCATCATCCAGAGCATTACGATTTTAATGGTATAAGCGGAATGAGTTTGATTGATTTAATTGAAATGTTGGCTGATTGGAAAGCCGCAAGTTTACGCCATGCAGATGGCGATATTTTGAAATCAATTGAACTTAACCAAAAGCGCTTTGGAATATCGGATCAACTCACAGAGATTTTTCTAAATACGCTTCAAGAATTAAATTGGTAATTCCCAACCAGGAGATTTAATGACTTTCTATAGCCAACACACAATCGAACAATATCTGGATCAGTATTTTCCAGAAACAGTCGGACGCTTTCTTGAGATAGGTTGCTGGAATGGAGAACTTATCAGTCAAACTCTCTATCTTGAAAGCGAAAGAGGCTGGACCGGAGTGTGTGTTGACCCATTCCCAAAGGATTTTGAGAAACGGACGTGCCGGGTATGCGAGAAGGCAATTGGTAAAGATGGGTTTCCTAGACAATTTGCCAAAGTATCGATTGATCGGCGTTATGGTGGAGACGTATCATATTTTAGCGGATTTATAGATACACCTTATCAGGAACACTGGCCTCTAATTAGTCAATATTGTGATTACGAGTTGGTTGAGGTCGAGACAATTACCGTTGACCAACTCTTTGCGCAATACGATCTTCCAAACTATATTGAGTTTCTTTCCGTGGACGTAGAGGGCGCCGAACTTGAGATATTTGAAAGTATTGACTTCTCAAAGTACTCTTTTGGCATGATCGTCTTTGAGCATAACGACAACAAAGACATGAAAAAACAAATTGGAGCAATATTGACTTCTAACGGGTACAAACTCATTGCGTCTCTACGGTGCGACGATATTTACGTTGCGCCAAAGGTGTTCTCGTGAATATGATCGGCGGGATGGACAAAATATGCTGAATAAACTTGTAAATTCCCTGAAAGATAAATCGTTTGTTCTATCTGCTGGAATCATGAGAAGTGGCTCTACCATGATGTACAACATTCTTAGGCGAATCCTATTAATAAAATACGGAGATACATTGGTTGCTGGTTGGCAAAACAATATGGTAGATCTCCCATTAGGGGATTTTTACCTAATCAAAACACACAACATGGCGCCATTCGTCAAAGCAAAACCAGAACATATCTTTTTTACCTATCGGGATCTTCGAACAGTTGAAGTAAGCATGAACAAGTTTTTCGGAACACCGTTATCGGCAGAGGCGATTGGTTATTATATACTTGAATACTATCGTGCGGAAAAGAGTGGTGCGATGATGATAAAGTACGAAGATCTAATTGCAGATCCGAAATCGTTCGTATCAATAATAGCTAATTCTCTAGCAATTACAGTTAACGCAGGTGCAATTCACACAGGCGATATAGAATATTCTAGAGAAACATTGCTTCATCCGGGCCATATTACTGGAACTAAAGACAATGAATGGCGCACTCTAATGCCAGAAGATATGCAGAAACAGATAACCCAGGACTATTCTTGGTGGTTTGAAGAATGTGGATACGCAGTGGAGTAAATATGGAACCGATTATAGGAATTTATAAAATAACATCGCCATCTGGTAGAGTTTATATAGGACAAAGTTGGAATATCAAAAAGAGATGGAGTCATTATAAAAGCGATATTCCAGATTTGCCACAACCATTTCTACATAATTCGTTTGTAAAGTATGGCGCAAAAAATCATTTTTACGAAATTATTTGTGAACTTCCAGATAGTTGTTCGCAGAAGGAGTTAGACGATTTAGAAATTTATTATATAAATCTTTATAGATCCGAGAAGTACGAAATGATGAATTGTACCTTGGGAGGAATGGGTGCCAAGGGCGCAAAACACAGCGAAGAATCGAAGAAAAAACTTTCTGAACAAAGAAAAGGAAACAAAAATCCAATGTTCGGCAAAAGAATTATTCTTTCCGAGGATAGAAAGAGAAGAATTAGCGAGGCCAATACGGGAAAAAAGAGATCTTTAGAATTCTGTATAAGAAATAGTGTTTTGAGAATAGGAAATACTAATTCGCTTGGGAGGAAACATAGCGAGGAAACAAAAAAGAATATGTCTTTATCTAGAAAAGGAAAACCAAAAAAACCATTTTCTCCAAGGGTAAGGGTTGTGAATATGACTAATGGGATTATTTATGACTCTATAGGGCAAGCGGCTAAAACAATAGGAATGTGTTACGACACTTTGAAGCCAAGACTATATGGAAAAATACCAAATAATACCGATTTCGAAATTTACGAAAAGGATATATTATGAAAATATCGATGAACTGCGTGGGCAAACACGGGAGGCTTGGAAATCAGTGCTTTCAAATATCTGCGGCAATGGGACTCGCAGAGAAATATGGCGCGGATCTTTGTCTAAACCCATGGGACTATGCTCAATATTTCGAGACGCCAATTCCACACGGCGAAATGCAGAAGAATGTCGTCAAAGAAACTCAGTTCAATCATTATGACTGGAATCTAACTGAATCCTGCGACATCTTTGGCTATCTTCAGAGCGAGAAGTATTTTGGATCAATCAGGCTAAAGCTCAAGCCACAATTTGTAGAAGACTGCAAGAAGGTAATGCCAATCTTCGACAAGAAGGTAATCTGTATCCAGGTGCGCCGTGGTGATTATGTTGGAAACACGAATTATTATCAGATCCCTGCCACGTTCTATATGGACGCACTACTCACCCACTTTCCTGACTGGAAAGACTATAACCTCCTGTTTATGTCAGATGATATTGAATATTGTCGTACGCACTTCGAATGTCTACCAAATGCGTACTTTAGTACAAACTCGGAGATGTGTGATCTGGCTCTTGGTTCTGCCTGCGATCATTACATCATTAGTAATTCTACGTTTGGTTGGTGGTGCGCCTGGCTTGGAGAGAAACCCGGGACTAAGGTGATCCATAGTGGTAGGTTGATGGATGGCAATCTTGCAAAAGCGAACCCGAATCAGGAAGACTTTCGTCCCGAGCGGTGGATCAACTTCAAGAAAGACTCCTATCGCCTGGACCTACGAGATACCACGTTTACCATTCCTGTATTTATGGATCACCAGGACAGGAAAGATAATCTTGAACTTGTTTTGTGCTTACTGCAGCGTGAGCTTGACACAAATATCATAATAGGAGAACAGGGTGGAAAAAGCTTTAGTTCTGTCAAAAAGTGGGTTGAATATAAAGAGTTTCCCGGAATGACCAAGTTTCATCGAACCAAGATGCTGAACGAAATGGCTATTCAGGCAGAAACTCCCTATATAGTCAACTATGACTGTGATGTAATCATTCCTCCAGCACAACTATACATGGCAGTAGAACAACTTCGAGATGGTGCAGACATGGTATTTCCGTTCGATGGTCGTTTTGGACGAATGTTGCGTAATCCGTGGTTCAAGAAGATACAAACCAGTCTGGACATTGGCGTTGTTGGCAATACGATGTTCAAGAATCGCAATGTTGGACACAATAGCGTGGGTGGCGCGGTCATGTTCAACCGCAATTCATTTATTGATGGTGGCATGGAAAACGAAAACATGATTTCGTTTGGCCCGGAAGACTGTGAGCGGAATGATCGGTTCAAGAAGTTGGGATACGATGTCAAGATGACACCCGGTTCGTTATTTCACATGGATCATCATGTTGGAATCAACTCGTGTCCTACAAATCCCTACTTTAAGGCCAATCACGTAGAGCTTGAGAAGATCAGGGCGGCAACCAAAGAAGAACTTCGCGCATACGTGGACACTTGGCCGTGGAGACACAAATATACGACCAATTATTATCACAGGATTAGCGCAGGGTCACAGAAGTCGGCCAAGATAGTATTTGAGTTACTGGACTTTAAACCCAAATCGGTATTTGATGTTGGTGGCGGCATAGGAGAGTGGAATAACGGCATTGAAGACTATATCTGTCTCGATTATCGTATTGTCGAGAAAGATTTGCTTATTCCAAAAGAGCGTTTCATCGAGTGCGATCTAAATAAGGACTTTTGTCTACAAGACAGGAAATTCGATCTTGCATTGTGCCTAGAGGTGGCAGAACATATCAATCCTCGAAGGGCAGAAGGATTGGTTGAGTATCTTTGTTCTCTTTCGGATAGAGTTCTATTCTCGGCGGCAATTCCCTATCAGGGTGGAA